AATTGTGGTAGCACCTTCTTGTCGAATGTGATCTTCTCTTTGTTGAGAATATACTCACAGCGAGACAAGAACTGCTTTGCCATCTCTGGCTTTTCCTTGACTGGAATATTAAAGTCGATACAAGTGCATCGAGAATGAATTGGCTCGATGATTCGATTTTTGTAGTTGCAGGTAATAATGAATCGGCAGTTCTTTGCAAATTCCTCAATCGCTCCACGAAGAGCTGGTTGAATGGACTGAGCATTTGAATAGTCAAACTCATCAAGAATTACTACTTTGGTATTGCTAGACAAAGAGATAGTAGAAGCAAACTGCCGAATCTTTGTTCGGAGTGTGTCGATATTACCATCCTCGGAGCAATTGATAATAATCCAATCCGCACCAAGCTCATTACACAAGGCACGAGCAACACTTGTCTTTCCCGTTCCTGCTTTGCCAGAAAGCAAAAGATTTGGGCATTCACCACTAGTAGCGATCTCCTTGAATGTCTTTTTAAGAGACAATGGAAGAACGCATTCATCAATGGTCTTTGGACGATATTTTTCTACAAATAGATTAATTTCACTCATAATAAATCTCCAATAAAAAAGGACGATTGGAAACCCAATCGTCCCTTTGAGACAAAGTTTCCTAGTTAAGCAGTATACGAACTAGAGGTTTCAAGTGCAACCCAATACTTCAAAGGAATATCCTTATGAGTAAATTGGCTAATAGAAGACTTGGCAATCTTAACTTCATATTCGCCAGTCATGAACTTGAGATTTTCAATTCGGAAATCGAACTTGAATGTTGCACTAGTTGAGCAGTCACCAAGAGATACAGTATAACTATTGCAAGTTGGATCCATCAAATCACGAACAACTCCAATAATCTTATCACCATCTTCATTCTTGGTGATAGAAAGATGTGGAAGTTGTAGAACAGAAGATGCTCGAACGATTTCGTCGAATAGTGCCTCTGTTAGATCAAACGTGATCACAGCATCTGGCATAGTGATCTTCTTGGTGGGAACAGTCAGAAGTTTTGGTTCTGAATAATAATACTTCAGAATAGACTTGTTACTGCTACCACATAGTGTCAGAAACTTATTGTGGAATTCAAACTCCGGATCCTTGAACAAAGATACCGTTCCTAGGAACTTATTCATATCCCAGATACCAAACTCAATATCAAAGATCTCCGATAGATTTGCTTCTGCCATAATGTTCTTAGCAGGAGCAACTGTTGCAATACTACTTCCTGGCTTAACAAGAATGTTAGAATTGATTGAAGTAAAATTCTTAAGAATCGCCAGTGTTTGTTTTGAAATTTTCATAATGTTTTTAGTAGTTGTCATGTTTCATCCTCAGTTTCCATTTTATCCATAATATCTTCAATGTCAATAGTTCCATGCTTAAAATCATCCATAAGCCGACGAGTGTCGTGCCTATCTCCACGAGCTTTCTTCACTCTTGTCTTTTTCACAGTTCGGCGAAAGTCGCTGTTATCCGGTTGTTTTCCTTTGTAAAAGTCTGACATTAAAAATCCTCGATGTTTTCCATTAAGCTTTTGAGTTTCTTTTCAATCATGTATGTCATAACCTTAGACTTAGAACCAACAATTGGTTTTTCAAATTCGCTGATGATCTTATCTTCAAGATCGGATGGGATACAAGACAGATCAATAACAGTTTTATTTCTGTCGTAGAATGGAAGTTCTTGAATGCGGTCATTCATGATATCATCCATTGCTTTAGACATGACTTTAGTTGTTAGTCTTGTTTGAGACTTATCAACATTAACAAACGTGTCATCGTCTGAAAGAATGTTTGGTACTCCATCAGAAACATCTCCACGAATAATGTGTTCTAATAGAAACATCTTTGGATTCTCTGTCTTAATGTAAGACTTCTTTAGTGGACTATATTGAACAACATTGTCAAATATACCAAGCTGCATGAAGTCTTTGTCGTTAGACAAAATTAGAATCTCTTCGAGTTTATGATAATGTTTTGCCAATACAAAAACAATATCATCTGCTTCTGTGGTTTCAACAGTTATGCTTTTATATGGAAAGACTTCACGAATTTCTTCACGAATCTTATGAAGACTAGAATATACAGCATCCCAATCTATATCAGATTTCTTCTGATTGTTTTTTCGGTTTTGCTTGTATTGTTGAAAGCTTTTCTTTCTCCAACAATTACTAGAATCGTTACAGATTACAAGCTGTCCATACTTTCCACGAAATTCTGAATTGTATTTTCGGTAGGTATTGAGAACCATATGCCTAATGGCATCTTCATTTAGTTCTGGAAATTCTTTCATTGATTGAAAGATACTTGCGAGAATGATCTGATTGTTATCTAAAAGTATAATGTTGCACCTCTTTGTTCATAGTATAGCAAGACACAAACTAATGTCAATAGATATTAACCCATTGTTCACTATTTCCATCACTGAGATATTTGTATGTCTTTGCACTAACAAGATCAAACCATTCATCTCCAATATTTGCCTTTATTGGTCGTGTGCCACCCCAATAGAAACGAATATTGGAAACTCCTCCACCTTGCAGAGAAGTCCAACCACCAACTTCTCCATGAGCAGGAGAAGTTTCTGTAACCATACGGTTTGCCACATATGTGCTACCTTTGTAGGTTACAGAATCTCCAATTTTATATTTAATAAGTTTGCCATCGGCATCGTATGCGCGATAAGCACCTTTAAAATTTAAATTATCAATTGATGTCATTTAATGGATCGTAGAATAAGGGTGTTGGTATTAATTCGACCAGTAGGAATAGATTCTTTTGCCTTTATCGACTTCCATGTATTATTTATAGAACGAATACCATCTTTTTTCGCTATCTTAATAAATTCTGTTGGCTTACGAATAGACTTTTCTTTAGATAGAGCAGCATCAAATCCAATAATGGTGGAACCCTTCACAGAAATTCCGGAAGTGCTTGTGTCTGTGTAGAAAATAGATGCCTTATGTGTCTTTGTATTATAGACAATAACCGTAGAAGCTCCAATGATCTCTTCCGGAAGAATTGACTCAGCACCACTTGCAGCATCTTTTACCAAATACTTTAGCTTCTTGACAACCTGTTCTGGCTTTTTCTTTTTCTTCTTTCGCGGCTTACGATTACTCTTCATAATTGACATATGAAGTTTGAGTTGATCGCAAATTAGTTTGTTAAAGTCGTAAAACTTTCTGAGCTGAGCTTTGCTTAGATAATTATATCCTTCAAGCAATTGTTCATTTTCGCCAAGAAGAGCCATCTTCAATTCTTCTGTGCGATGATCAAATGTCTGCAGCATAAATTCGCAATGCATTCCACTTGGTTCGGCAGATTTGATCCATTGTTCCATATCAAACTTCTTATAGGAATCACGAGATCCTAGAATGTATTCCATATAGTCATCGATCTCTTCTTCCAATTCAGAAGCCAATATACAAGATTGCTTCATAACACGGCTTCTCACCGAGATAGGTTCATCTGTGTTTTCTTCAACAGAAATAGACTTACCACGAGCAATTAATTTGAGAATAGTAGAATCTACTATGTCTTGGAATTGCTTAGGAAGAATACAACCCTTATTAGCTGCCTGGCATTTTCCGCCAATGCTTCTAAATTCATAGTTGTCTGTGTTTAGCCTATGAACATACTCTCCTTCTTCGATCTTGAGTCGATCAACGTACTCTAACACAGCAATGCGATAGTCGCGTTCAGTATAGCGAACATTATACCAATTGGCAGCAAGAGCGATTGACCAAGTTACCTTATCGATATCTTTAAAGTCTTCCGGTGTCCAGTGCTTCCAGTTTGGTTCTTTACCGTAGAAAATGTCTTCAGCGTTTTGTTTAATCATTTGGTTTATAGAATATGAGGATAGGTTCGTATTTTACATAACTTCCGTTGACTTTGCAATAGTTTTTACACTTAGGCACACCATTTTCGTCTAACCGATTTTGACCAGGCATAGATTCAAGACCCATTTTCAATACGCCTTTAAACTTCATACCAAGGCTTTCTAATATATCTTTAGAATCTTGTTCTAATGGCAGATATTCTCCAGAAATTAACAAGTCTGCTATATTCCACAACAGATAACGATCTGCCTTTAGATATGATACACAGGTTTCTAGAGTTGGTCGTAAAAAACCATCTCTCCAAGATTCGTATGTACTAAACTTCTTATACGATTGCTCTGCATCTTCTGAATAGGCTTCTCTATTAAAGTACGGAGGAGAAGTAAAGACTAAATCTAACTTGCCCTTGTATGCCTGAAAGGACTCCAACTTATGAATTTCTTCAGAGCCGGATGAGTATACATCGTATGTGTTTGTGTTGGAGAAGAATGTGTTTGATCTGTACGTTTTGGTGTTGTAAAAATCTGCAAGAGCATGGTACTTTGATGGATAACCATCAGCAACCCAGTTCTCAGAATTAGGATCAGTACCCACATAATGCACACTACGAGCATCGCTAAAAGACATAGCGCCAAGAATGCGACCACCCCAACCGCTAGAGGGATCGTAAATAACCAATCGATCATGTCCTTCAATATGTTCCGTGAATCTTTCATAAATGTACTTTGCTGTTAGTGGGGGAAAATTAACTGCTACTTGAATATAACCAATTCGAAACGAAGCAAATCCGGCTGGAAATACTCGTTCTCCTTTTTTGTATATTCTTATAGAGTAAACTCTGTCATCTTTTGTGTTTGTGTTAGTATGATCAAATGTGGAATAATGCCTGTAAGACATCTTAGGTTTCCACTTTAGAAATTCATCTTTAGTGATTTGAAGTATGTCGCTCTGTTGAATCTGAAAGTATCCACTATTCAATCCGGTTCGCAACATTACTTCTTCGAGCATGAAATCATATCCCTCGAATATAGAAGGATTCTCAAAAAAGGCTTGAATCCATTCTTCTCCGGAATTTGATTCTATGATTCCATACTTTGTGTTATTCTTTATGCCAGATAAAGCATGACGATAAAAAGAATCACGACGAAGATGCCTAGTCGCACCTTTAACCACTCGACTAAGATATGCGTCATCTGCGAATAGATCATACACAGAATGACCAGTATCTTTTTCTGTGTAGTTGATTCGAGTCTTCATCATGTTGGAGAACCACTGATCTGCTTCTCCACCAATTCTGGCTTTATTGATTATAACGTCATTCACAGTTCCGTCAGTATTCAACTCATCTGTGTGAGTAAACTGAGAAACTGGATAGTTCATCATCTTGTTAAACTGATCAATTACATCCGCTTCACTTTTGCCAGTGCGAGGAGGGCAGCCAAAAGTATCCCATGCATAAAGAATTTCTTTACGCATTTCTTTAACCCACTGTTCAAATTCTATTGGAGTCTTGTTTAAAAGATCTTCGAATAAAACATTAACATTGGAAGAAATAACATAATCATTTCTTACATAGAAATTACTGCTCATGATATTAGTATACCGTGTTTGTGGAAAACATCAAGCACCAACATTCCAAAACAATGCATCTGCAGAGCCATACTTTTTCATAAACTCCCATGCCTTTGCATCGTATGTTGGAGCAGAAGGAAATGGCGGAGCATTCTCAGGCTTTATTGGTTTGTTAAAAGGAATATCACACTGATATACCTTAGCTCTACCATAGTCTCCCTTATGTCCAACAGCCACGACATGAAAGTTAGCATCTGGCCAAGCCATCTGCAATCCTCTTGTTAAGACTCCACTCGAACCCACGCTCCATACTTCTTTAGGTCGCATTGTCATATATCGAGCAACCTTAACTATAGAGGCAAGTACTGTATCATCCTCTCCACCAATTGGTATTAGGCATCTGGTAGAAGGCGATTCTTTAACATAATCTTTTGCTCGCTTCTCAGTAACACTAAGCATACCATTAGGCACAAATCTCATGTCTGCACCAGAATCAATAGCCATTTGTTGGTACTCATGCAACTTATCCATAGAACGCTCAGCCATGAATATTACTGCCTTTTTACCATACTTAGAAGCTACTTTAGCGATGCTTATTTGAGCATAACCTGTCGCGGGGGAACTTCCGTAAACAAACTCCGTATAGGGGAGCCTAGACACCATATAATCAATGAAGCGCATCTTCGACCCCCCTCCAATGTAGTCATCTCGGACAACAAAGAACTTATCGTGTCTGCGAACGATGGGAGCAGCGTTTGGATCATTCCAATCTGCTATCAACTCCAAATAATCATCAGTTGTCATTAGGCTCATGATACACTCAGCTTGCTAAAGTTCTTTTTCTTCTCTAGACTAATAACCGTGCTAAACTTATCCACAAGAGTGTCTGCGCGGTGTGATATTACGAATATGTTAGTTTTGGAATCTAATCCTGTCAAGAGTTTCATGAACTCTTCTGCTCCAACGGCATCTAGAGAGGAATCAAATATTTCGTCTAGAATCAATAGGTTACAGTTTGCACTGTTTTTGACTCTAGCAACTTCTCTCCATGCCAATAATAGAGACAGATCTATTCTCATCTTTTCTCCCTCACTGAAGCTCATGTAGCTAAAGCTGTCTCGACTACGGCTTTTAATCGTCTCGTTGAATTCTTCATCTAGACTAAACTGTGCGAAGAAATCCATAGCCGATAGAAACTTATTAACTGTCTTGTTAATAATTGGAAGATAGTTCTTTATAATCTTTCCCTTGATTCCAGAATCGCGAAGAAGAATTCCTGCTATCTCCATATGGCGAATACCATCTTGTAGTTGCTTTCTTCCTGTATTGATATCAATCAACTGATTCTCTATAGCTTCTAGCTCTATGGTTTCTGTAGCGACACCATCTTCCGTTGTATTGGATTGACTCAATTCAGAAGTGAGTTCCTTTATATTCTTCATCACAGCATCGTATGAAATATTCAACTGTGAGATTGATAATTTAATAGAACGAATTTCTTCTAATGTCTTTTCATGAATGCTTCGAATCTCTTCTGCTGATTCCAATTTAACATCAATGTCAGTAATGGCTTTGACGTATTCTGTTTCCTTTATTTCCTTTTGTTCAATCTGTGTTTTCTTAAAAGAATCTGTAATTGCTTGCTTGCATACAGGGCAGGAATCATTATCGTGGAAAAATCCAATTTCCTTTTTGCAGTTGTCTGAGTTTTGTTGAATTTGAGTCTTCAACTTCTCTAGTGTCTTAATGGTCTTATCTGTCTTTGATTTTACAGTTTCATCTAACACAATAGACGAAAGAGAATTAACATGAGTTTGTTTCTTCTGAGTAATTTCTTCGCAGGATGCGTTTAGTGACTTTAGCTTTTCATTAATTTTCTCAACAGACTCTTTGCTCTTTGCCTGTATTGATTTGATAAACTTCTTCTTTAGGTTTATCTTTTCACCCAATAACGAAATTTCAGTATCGTATGTGTGAATCATACTTTTAGTCAGAGACATTCTACTCT